TATAGCAAGAACTTATTAAAGTTCTAGCGAACTTCGCTTCGCTAGGGCTTCGCTCGTTCGATATAATATATAAATATCGAACCTACTTCGTAGGAATGCGCCAGAGTTATGCCGTTATTTTATTGGCGTGATAGGTGTTATATATTGCCCCAGAGGGGCACAGGATTGGACAACCTAAATGGGACGTAAAGCCGGTAAGCAGGATATGTCCAAGGTGGAAGCCCAGGAACGGGTCCTGATTCAACTAGCCCAAGGCAACACCATAACTGGTGCTATGGCTACCGTCAACCGTAATGATACAACTTTTAGACAATGGGTGATGAACTCCCCTGAGTTTAAGGAACGTAGCGAGAAAGCCCGATTAGAGGGCAAAGGCGTCAAAGCAGACTTAAAGGAATTAAAGGACATTGAGTTCCCTGACTTCTGTGAGCAGTTCCTAGATACCAGACTTTTTCCCCACCACCTCAACTGGTTTGATATGATTGAGGGGCGTGAGCCAAGATGGTTACATCCGGCTATGACCTATGAGCCATCTGCGATGAACCGTATCCTCATTAACGTCCCACCTGAGCACGCCAAGTCTACGGTCATCACGACCAACTACGTGGTCTACCGTATTGTGACTAACCCTAACACTAGAGTCATTATCGTCTCTAAGACTCAGGGTATGGCTCGTAAATTCCTTGGGGCAATCAAGACTCGTCTTTCACACCCTGCCTACACCAAACTACAGGTTGCCTTTGGACCTAACGGTGGATACAAGGCAGATGCCACCCAATGGCAAGCAGATATGATTTACCTAGGGACAGGTCGTGACTCGGGAGAAAAAGACCCAACGGTTCAAGCCCTAGGTATCGGTTCTCAGATTTACGGCGCACGTGCTGACCTCATCATTGTAGACGATGCAGTGATGGGTTCAAATGCCCACGAGTGGGAAAAACAGATGGACTGGCTTCAGAAGGAAGTTATCACACGTCTTGGTAGACACGGTAAATTAATTATCGTTGGAACCAGAGTACAACCGATTGACCTCTACAAGATGCTGCGAGAGCCAGGACAGTGGAGCGGAGGCAAGACCCCCTTCACCTACTGCGCTATGCCAGCAGTTCTTGAGTTTGACGAGAAGCCTGCCAACTGGAAAACGCTGTGGGCTAAAACAGACCAACAAGAAAACGAATTGGACGAACCGGATGAGCAAGGACTTTTTCCCAAGTGGGATGGACCTTCTCTCTTTACGCGTCGCTCTGAAGTCGCACCGTCAGTTTGGGCTATGGTCTACCAACAAGAAGACGTCCAAGAAGACAGCATCTTCTCTCCCATCTGTATCCAAGGTTCTGTTAACGGAATGCGTAAGCGCGGACCACTAAAGTCTAATACCCCTGGACACCCAAAACATTTAGAGTCTACCTACACGGTTATGGGTCTTGACCCTGCTATGGCAGGAGCCACAGGAGCGGTAATCTGTACATACAACAGAGCCGATGGAAAGATTTACGTACTCGATGCAGTCAATATGACTGAGCCAAGCCCAGCCAAGATTCAATCTTTGATTGAGGAATGGGTTGAGAAGTACAAGCCACAAGAAGTCAGAATTGAAATCAATGCTCACCAGAAGGCTTACGCCCTGGATGATAACTTAAGAAACTTTTTAGCCCAGTATGGGTGCCAGTTGAATTCACACTTTACTGGTAAGAACAAGTGGGACACATCTTTTGGTGTTGCTTCTATGGCAATGCTCTTTGGTAACTCCCGTGATGGTCGATTCCAAGATAACAACATTATTGAACTGCCTTCTAATGAAGGCTCAGAAGGTCTTAAGACCTTGGTTCAAGAGTTAATTACTTGGAGACCTGACACCAAGAACCCTACCGACTGCGTTATGGCTTTGTGGTTTGCGATTATTCGCATCCGTGAGTTGATGCAACAGTCATCCAGAGTGGGTCAGTACCAAACCAACCGATGGGCTACAAGGGCGCAGATGTCCTCACGTGGTTCACTTAACCTCGACGAAGCCTTTGCTGAGCAATGGTCTCAAAACTATGGATAGGAAATAAAATGGCAAATGTAAGAAACTCAGCAGGTATCAATGACAAGGGTGGAAAGAATGTTAACCCTATTTATCAGGCTGCAAAATCTGTAACATCTTATGTTGGAAACGTTGCCCGTGAAGTTCGTGACATTCCAACAGCAATCGGTGCATCAATTACACCTAATGGTCAAGGTAATAAGTATTATACTGGCAGAAAATCTACTTTAGTTGACCAAATTAAAGAAGCAGCCGCCGCAGTTACTGCTGGTGAAAAGGGTTCATCTGTTGCACATAGAACTGCAGTAGGAGATTTCAAAGACACTAAGCGTCGCAAGTAATTTTTTTCCCTTTAATCGTTAGGACAACAATGGCTGATAGAAGAAATGCTGGCATTACTGGTTCTGGTGGAAAAAATGTTGACCCTTTGTATAATCGCTCATTTCCTCCAAGCGCATCAACTTATCCTCCAATGAACTTTAATGATTTAATGAATGGTCCCAAAAGAGGCGCCGGTGACCCTGACTACATTAAAAAAATGATTGCTTCTGGCAAATCCAAGAAGACAACAAAATAATTTTTCCCTTTAATCGTTAGGACAATAATGGCATTATCAATGGAACAGGTTGCAGCCAGAGTTCAATCTCTACGCTATCGCAACCACGAGCGTGACGCACGCAACCTTGACGTCCTGGCTGTCCGTAAGGGAAAAATTGCTGAAGTTTATCCTGACTTCTTCCCAGATGGCGTTGATGCAAACGTAGTAGCAAACTTTATTGATATCGTCGCACGCGACCTATCTGAAGTAATGGCTCCACTTCCTGCAGTCAACTGTTCAGCAGCAAATGCTGTCAATGACCGTGCACGTAACTTTGCAGACAAGCGCACACGCATTGCTGCTAACTATTTCCAACATTCTGATTTGGCTGTACAGATGTACTCAGGCGCTGACTGGTACATCACATTTGGTTTCGTCCCTTTCATCATTGAATTAGACGAAGAAAGCAAACTGCCTCGCATCCGCGTAGAGAACCCAGTGGGGGCTTACCCCGAATTTGACCGCTACGGACGCTGTGTTGCATTTGCAAAACGATATATGATGACACTAGGCGAACTCGTTACTCAGTTCCCTGAATACGATTCAATGCTTCTTGGTGCCCAAGGTTACCGACAAGATTTGAATGGTCAGGTTGAGTTAATTCGCTATTACGACAAAGACCAGTCGATTATCTATATCCCATCAAAGGAAAACCTAGTACTGTCAAAGGCTGCAAATCCTATTGGCAAGATGATGGTTGTTATTGGACGCAAGCCATCTATTGATGGTGAACTACGTGGACAATTTGATGATGTTCTTGGTATCCAATTGCTGCGCAATCGCTTTGCGTTGCTTGCAATGGAAGCAGCAGAGAAGAGCGTTCAGGCTCCTATCGTTCTTCCACAGGATGTACAGGAACTACAATTGGGTGGAGATGCGGTTATCCGTACATCTAATCCAGCAGGAGTGCGACGTGTTGACCTTAACATTCCACAAGGTGCTTTCACAGAACAGAGTCTTCTTAATCAAGAACTCCGCGTTGGAGCACGTTATCCTGAATCACGCACTGGTAATGTAAATGCAAGTATCGTCACCGGACAAGGCGTACAGGCACTTATGGGTGCATTTGATACCCAAGTTAAATCAGCACAAGCAATTTTTGCTGCGGCACTTCGTGACGTAATTAGCATTTGTTTTGAAGTTGATGAGATTATTTACCCAGAAGAAAAAACCATTCGTGGGGTTGACTCTGGTTCACCTTATGAAATTACATACAAGCCTTCTAAGGACATCAAGAAAGATTACTCAGCAGATGTTCGTTATGGAATGCTCGCAGGACTTAACCCTGCACAGGGACTTATTTTTATGCTACAGGCTTTAGGTGGCGGTCTTATCTCCAAAGATATGGCTATGCGTGAACTTCCATTCACAGTTAATGTCACACAGGAATTAGAAAAGATTGAAATTGAGAAGATGAGAGATTCTCTTCTTGGTTCCATTACTGCCTATACACAAGCCATCCCACAAATGGCTGCATCTGGCGGAGATGCCTCAGAGGTAGTTCGCAAAATTGCTGCGGTT